CCTCGAACAACGCATTCGCTGCTTCACCCACCTCGTCTATCGCACGAGCCTGTGCCTGAGCTCCCTGGTCGAACCCCAGATCCACAGCCTGAGCTCTACGGCCTAGAGAGGCCGCGCTCGCGATGACCCGTGGGATCCTGGGCATCAGCCTCTCCCGATCCGCAGGGCGCGACCCCTGAAAGCGGACTCCGTCAACCCACTGAGGAGTGCAGCGCCCGACCGCCGCCGGCCTGCGCTGCGTACGTTCGTGGCCCTCGCCAGATCCAGAGCAGCCGTGTTCCGGCCAGCTATTTCAACATTCACCGCGTTGCGCTCGAGCTCCGCTGCCTGATCCATCGCAAACGCGAGAGGGCTGCCCTCAAAGGTGACGCCGCTAGCACCAACCGCTACCCGGCCAGTAGCTAGAGTGCGTCTCGCGATACGCCGCTGCCGGGCCGCCTCGATCTGCGCCTCCTCGAGCCCGATCGCAGCATTGAACCTGGCCGCCGAGGCCACGGCCTTGGTCTCGAGCTCGAAGGCACGAGCCTGGAAGATGCCCGACGCTATCGGAGCTCCAATCGCAAGCCCTTGGAGTATCGCGCCCATCAGCGGTCCTGCACCACGACCTGCGGCATGATCGCAATGATCGTGCAGGGCAGGGGCTCGTTGTGTTTCAAGGTTACCCGTGCCTCCTGGGAGTAGCCCTCAGGGAACGGCATGATGTCCGTGTCGCCATCGATCAGGTCAGCCAGTGCCCCGGTCTGCGGGATCCGCTCGCCATCGTTGACCCCGACCTCCTCCATGTTGGCGTCGGTGTCGTTGGGCCCGATCTGCAGGCCCCTCCCCGTCTGGTCGAGTCGCACCACCACGTTCGTGATGCGTTGGGTCTTCCCCTGAGCGGTGCCGTCTCCAGCTCCAGCCTCGAGCCGTAGCTGCCTGAGCACGGACTCGTAGCTGAGCCCAACATGGACGACGCTGGCCGAGGTGATGGTGATCGCACCGCTCGAGACCACCTGATCCGCCTGCACGATCCCGTCCCCGATGACCTTGACGGTCTCTCCCTCTAGGTGGTCCAACCCGATGATGGACGTGGTTGGCCCACCACTCGTGCGGCTCAACCCCGAGTCCACGAAGAAGGCCGTGTTAATGGCAGCAGACCGCAGCCAGTCCTCCTCGAAGAACTCGATGTACCGTTTCGTCCCGCTGTTGACCTGGCGGTTCACGATGAGCCACACCTGATCCCTGTCCCCATCCTGGTGTGGGATCACAGCCACCGACTCCACCAGCACCGTGTCTCCACCTATCGGGTGGTGGTGCCAGGCGGTCACATCCTGAGACCTCTCGTAGGTGAAGCACACCAGCTCCCCGTCCTCGAGCACACACCATAGAAGCCGGTTCGGCTCCTGCTGGAAGTCCATCTTCTTGATCCGGTCCAGAAGGATGTGGTCAGCGAGGGCGTTCATGTCCGGGCCCACGAAGGAGTTCGTATCGAAGTCCGAGACATACTCTCTGATCTTTCGGCCAGCCCTCTGCACGAACAGCAGCACCTGCTCAATGCGTTTAGGCTGGACCTGGGACTTGCTGCCATAGGCGGTGTTCCTGGCAATGTTCGGTGGGTTGTTTGGAGTGATAGGGTCCGTGTTCTCAACCACGAACTCACCCCCCGCCGTCCCAATCACCAGCTTCTTGCCGGCGTTCATCCACTCGATGACGTTGACCGTATCGGTGTTGAGCGTGAATTGGAGCGCAGACACATCGGTATCTGTCACCTTGTGGTCTTCGTACTCACCTGTTCTAGAAGCCCACATCGTCTGGAGGTTACCCGCAGCTCCAGCGAACCAGAGCCGATCCTCGAAGAAGGTGAGCGCCCGCGGGAAGCCATTGCTCCCGCCCCAGGCTCCGTGGGCCCAGAGGTCAGTCGACAATTCCACGACGATGCCAGCCGATGAATAGAGCGTGTGTCCCCTCCCGTCCTCGTCTTTCAGCTCGAAGCGATTGACATCCAGAACCTCACCAACGGTGAACTTGCGGTTATTTATCTCGGTCATTCCGACCACGTCCTGAATCCAGACTTGATCCCCCTCGCGAATCAGATGCCCGTTAGCAGTGACTACAACGGGGTCGGCCTGCGTAGCACCGGAGATGACCACATCCGCGTGGACGGTTCCCGACGGCAGTTGCCTGATGACAGTCGCAGTTACCCGATTGGCATTTGTGAAGGCCGTGATCTGGACATACCCCTCACCCGAGTGGAGATAGAGCCAGTTGAACTGACCATCCAACTCAGTCCCCACTTCATGGACAGGAGCACTCGTCCCAGTCAGGCCCGCGCCAGCCGCCAACTCCACAAACTCGTATACGTTGCTCTCGAAGAAGACCTCATCTCCGAGGACAAAGACAGAATTGTAGAGAGTCTGGTTCGTACCCGCTTCCCACTCCCCACGGTGCGACTGGACGATTTCGCGTAGCTTGAAATATCCATTCACCATCGCTGAGGTAAAGATCCCGTCACCTGAGGTGAGCGTTATGCCCGTGCCCGTCACCGCGCTGGCGTTGACACGGCTCTGGTCGTCCAGGTTCTCGGGTGCGAATGGCTGGAAGTCGAAATCTATCGAGGTGATCGTCCAGACGTCGTGATCCGTACGCTCGAGCTTTCGAGGGTTGAAGTCGGGATGGGCGATGTATAGGACGTCTGCAGACTGCACCGTAGCGAGGGCCTCCAGGTCAGCAGTCGTGTAGGGAGTGACGAGCTCGAACACCCGCCCCGATGTGCCTGCCGCGGCAGCACCTGCTGCAGCGGTCCCGTCCAGATCGAACTCGTCCGTGTCAAACACCGTGATATCGAAGAACTTGTTGTCGATCGCGGCGATCCCGGTGCCTGCTATGAAGACCTGATCGCCAGTGGAGTAACCATGCACCGTAGACGTGGTGATGCGGATGGGAGTGGTGTTCGCGACATCCGAGATGGTGAGGTTCGCATTCAGCACCACCCCATCGTTCCGGTACACCCGCATGTAGAGGTTCCCGAACTCGAGGATGTAGGCCTGCGTAGTGCTGAACTCGAATGGGATCAGACGGGTCAGAGCGGTGGAGTCCTTGACCGCCTTCACGAAGCGGGTACCGCTACGCTTCAGCGCTCCACCCTGTACCAGGGGTAGGAAGTTCTCGAGCTTGGAGACCCCGGCGCCGTACTTGTCTACGTCGACACGGCCCTCCATGCGAGGGGAGAGCTCCCCGGCATTGAAGCTCGTCTGGATCGGGCTGTCCTTTGCCACTGGCCTCTCAGCGGTCGAATCGCCGGGCGGTCACGCTCCCCGACAACCTCGAGAGGATCCACTCATCCTCCTCTATCGGCTTGGCGGACTGCTCCAACGAGTCGGTGTGCTGCGACCGGGAGAGGAAGAGCTCCCACTCCCTGAGTGCGTTCTCCCGCTTCCTGCCTGACTGGGTGAGCTCCTCGTTCAGCTCCAGAGCCAGCCGATAGGCCAGGGTATTCACCAGAGCAGGACGGTACTGAGTCACGTCCCTTTGTCTGAAGATGTACTGGATCGGGACGGTGAGAGACTCGTCCGTGTGGAGCTCGCCGTTCTCCACCATCCAGAGAGCCCTGGACCCAGTGAGCTCCACGACCCTGAGATGGTCCGACGGGAGAGCGTACCGGGCCCCATACCCTGAATCCGGCACGAAGGGAGTGCGGGCCTTCTTGACCGTACCACCGGAGCTGTAGGCAGTGTGAGTCGTGCCGTCCTCACCCGAGAGCTCGAAGGTGTTGGTCGGCGCCGGCAGGGGACTGGCAACCCTGAACCACCGGTCGTTGAGCTCGGTCATCCCAGCCACAGCCTCGATCAGGATGTCATCATTGACCGAGTACCCGTGAGCAGCCGAGGTGGTGATGACCACCGGGTTGGCACCTGTGGCTGCCGTGATGGTGAAGGCTGAGTTGAGCCGCGCCGCCCTCGTCCGCTTCGTGCAGTTCGCCCAGGGGTGGCTCTCGAGCACCTCGTCTCGGATGTTGTCCCACGCATCAAACGTAGCCTTCGACCGCTTCGCACCCGGGAGACGCTGCACTGTGCCACCCGTAGCCTCTGCCGTGTAGCTACTCCCGTCCTCCTCGAGTAGCTCGAAGGTGGTGGTGCTCAGGACGTTGATCTTGAAGACCCGCCCGTTGACCTCGGTCATCTCGACATTGGCGCGGATCAGGACCAGCTCGTCATCGAGGTAGCCATGGACTCCAGTCGTAACCACGACCGGGTTCGCAGCAGTGGCAGACGTGATAGCAACCGAGGCCTCGGGTACGAGGCGAGCATCCCCGACTCTGGAGAGAGCGCGGTTCCAGATGTCCACTTCGTGTAGCGCCATGCGGTCCTAGTGGGGCCGGGAGGAACAGGTACCTCCCGACCCCGAGGGGCTAGACAATGGCTCGCCTAGCTTAGTCACCGGATGTGTAGAAGACCTCGAACAGCATCGTCGCAACACTCGCCGTGAAGGCGATGGTCGCGGTCATGGTCAGGTCAAACGAGATCAGCGGATCCACCGTGTAGGTCGCTGCATCACTGAGATTGACCATCTCCCACAATGCGTCACCACGGTTGATGCTCGCGACATCGCCAAGCGCGAAACGTGTCACCCTGGCGACGGCTGTGGTCACCGTCACTGCCGTGGTCGACCACTGGTCTACGCAGTTCGCGGAAGGCAGCGCCCCGTCATGGGCGATACCTGTTTCGTAGACCCCGATGTCCACCGCGCCGGCAGTCGTGCCACCATCGCTGGTGAAGTAGAACTCGTGGATGCGATCGCCTGACTTCATCGACATCATGCGGATCTGATCGCCGATGCCCACATCAGTGCCGACCGTAATCTTGGCCCTCTTCCAGCGCAGCCGAGAGTGACCGATGCCACCCCCTGCGCGGCGCTGACTGTCGAGCCCTAGGGCCTCTGCGAGAGCACCCTCGCCGGGGCCTACCGTTCCTGAACTGTTGAAATGATCTGAGAAGTTGTTGCCCATGATGGAACCTCAAACGTGTTGGTGGATGGGGGCGAGCACGACCCCGCACCAGCCCCCAGCCACCTGCTTCCGGGGAAAGGGATATTCAGTTTTTCAAACGCGGAGCCTTAGGCCTCCGAACAGATAATCCGTACGACCTTCTCCTCCTGGGTCCGGGTCGCACCGATCGTTGCCGCGACGTACACCTGGGTGGCGTAGGACTTGTCAGGTCGCCGATCGATCTCGGTCCTGAGGTCTTCCCACATGCCCATGTGCATTCCAGATGGCACCCAGACAGGGATGGACCTATCCGTGCCCGAGAGCGGTAGACGCTCACTCAGAACGAAGTTGAAGCCCATGAACTGCGCCACGACACCACTAGCCAACGGCTTCGTGAGGTTGGTGTCGATGCTCTGCAGCTCACCAATCCCAAGAAGGTCATCGTGCTGTTGAGCCGAGATAGCGCAGAAGGCTTGCTCACGGTCCAGGTCGACTTCCGCAGCTAGCAGGAGCTGCTGCGCTTCCCGCAGCTTCGGAAGGGTCAGCCCCGCCGACGTACTCGCAGCCTGTTGCGATGCCGGGAAGGTGGTGCTGGTCGTGCCGTTCTCTCCCGTGAGGGAGGTTCCGAAGAAGGCCGCGATGATCTCGTCATCAATGGCACGGCCAATCGCGTGAGCACCATTCTGGGCGTAGGACGAGGTCGGATCGATCAGCATCCGTAGCTTGTCCTGCGTGTCGATTAGATCCGCCCACTCGTAGTCCTCGGGGAAGACCCACCGAGCTGCCGCCGGGGTGTCGATCAGTGGCGTATCGGCGTGACGACTGGTCTTCTTCTGCGCCGTCACTGCGCCGATCTGCTCTACCGCCTTCCCGGCCTTACCGGTGTAGGAGTCGGTCCCAACCTTGTCGCGGAACCGGCTGCCCATCTGTTGGAGCAGCAGCTCTACGTTCGTCTTGTACTGCTGGACAAAATGTGTCGGTACGTTGACTGACATGTTCTTAGCCTCGAAGGCCACGACGCACTGCGTGCGTCTGCGAGGCTTGTCCGCTCGAAAGCGGGGCCAGCACTATTCCTGATCGGCACTACGGCTTGTCCGGTCGCCACTCCGGGGCCTTGATTGGCTGTAGGGCTTGTCCGCTCGCCACTGCGGGGCCTGATCAGAATGTGCTGGGCCGGTAGGCCCCAGGCGTTTAGGAACCTACCGGCTTATCAGCAATGCACGAGACTCTGAAACTCTAAGTCTGTTCTCCAGGATACGCAAGCTGGTGGAGCCTGCTCATCTTGTCCTTCGCTGCCTGGTGACCTGGATTGTTCCGGTTCTGGTAGGCCGCGAGGAAGTCCTTGTCCATGTGAAGCTCGTTGATCTGGGTCTGGGCTACAGCAGGGGTCGTGCCGAGTTCCGTAGTTTCCACAGCCTCACCCGGGAACTTGTGCTCGGACAGAGCTCGACCAATCTTCGCTGCACCACGCCACAATCCCTTCGCGCCGCTCGGATCCTCCTCCGATGCTAGCCCGCCCTCTATCGCCTCGAGCCACTGCTCAGAGAGACCGAACACCGCAGCGAAGCGCTTCGCGTGCCCCATGTTGGCTTCGTACTCAGCCCCCCACTCAGTCCTCATCTGCTGCTCAGCCACCTGGACGTTCTGGTTCTGCGCCTCAGTCTGGCCCTGGACGAT